ATTTGACTTAGACACAGACTCCAACGGTCGTTGGTCTGTTGAGCGTTTCAAAGGCTTGATTTTCCAAATCGAGCGTGATGCAAACGTTATTGCTAAGCAAACTCGCCGTGGTAAAGGTAATGTGTTGATCGTTTCTTCTGACGTTGCTTCCGCTATGGCAATGGCTGGTGTATTGCAATATACTCCTGCTCTGTCTGCTGATTTGCAAGTAGATGACACAGGCAATACATTTGCTGGTTTGTTACATGGCCGTATCAAGGTATACATTGACCCATATTTTGGTGGCTACACAAGCAACCAAGAATTGGTTACAATTGGTTACAAAGGTACATCGCCTTATGACGCAGGTCTGTTCTATTGCCCATACGTTCCTCTCCAAATGGTTCGTGCTGTTGACCAGTTTACATTCCAACCTAAGATTGGTTTCAAAACTCGTTACGGCATGGTAGCTAACCCATTTGCTAAAGGTGCTTTGGCAAACGGTGCTGGTACAAACCAGATTACACCAAGAACAAACGTATACTATCGTATATTTAAAGTTGCAAACTTGATGTAATATAAAGTCACCAACAAGAGTGACCTTTAGAGAGACCTCCTACCCGGAGGTCTCTTTTTTTATGACCTAAATAAACACATGAACGTACTAACTAGAACTCCCGAAAACACCAATCTATTACAGCCGTCAAAGTATATAATGACCTTTGATCGGATAGGTTCGACACAATACTTCTGCCAGTCTGTAAACTTACCAGGAGTGAGTGTAGGACAGGCCCTAATCAACTTTCCATCATTGGACGTATATGCACCTGGTAATAAGATTGCTTACAACAATTTTAACATTGAATTTATTGTTGATGAAGAACTAAAGACATGGCAACACATGTATAACTGGTTTCTTTCTTTTGCTTCTCCTGAAGGTACGGATGACAGAAATTTAAAAACCGAAATACAAAACAATTATAAACGTCAGCAAAAGAAAGAATATTCTGATGCTACATTGACCATACTTTCCGCTTTAAATAACCCTATTTTGCGGATAGAGTTTACCAATATGTTTCCTGTATCACTATCTGATGTTATATTTGATACCAAATTATCTGCGGATGATATAGTATCTGCTGATGTATCCTTTGTGTATGAAAGTTTTAAATTTGTACCAATTACGGCTTGACACAATAACATAGTTTGTGTTATGGTGTAGAATTATTGTTATATCATTGAATATATTATGGAAAATCTAGAACAAATATTAAAGTTGTGGGAAAAAGATACAGAAATCGACCAGACCGAACCTGGTAAAGAACTGTTGAAGATACCAAAATTACACAATCAATATCTCTCCATACTTACCAAACATAAGATTGCCTCTAAAAAGGCACATTTCGATTATCTCCGTATGCGTAAAATAAAGATCGATTACTATTCTGGTCGTATGGACCAAGAAGAATTGGATGCGCATGGATGGTCACCCTTTGCGTTTGTTTTGAAATCTGATATCAACGCCTACTTAGAAGGTGATACGGATTTAATTAAAATGTTAGAGAAGAAAGTATACCATGAAGAATGTGTGTCGGTCATCGAATCCATTATGAATGAATTAAAACAAAGAACTTGGCAATTGAGAGATTTCATCTCTTGGGAAAAATTTATCGGAGGTCAATAATGTCATTTCTCGTTGCAAACATACCGCCAGTCAAATGTTTTGTTCGTAAAGAGTTTCTTTATAACCATGAAAAAGGTCATGGTGAATTAGAACCTTGCGTATGGATAACTGCCAAGGCTATCAAAGGTCAGGCATTTCGTATCGAGTGTATGTTGACCGATTATGGTGCTTTGTTTGATAAATTACCAATATCAGCATATGTGTGGAAAACTGTTGATGAGTACCTGCCGTTAGATAATCTACAGATATGGGATTGTTTGTCATATGACATGGCGGTAATTGAGAAATCAAATCTACGAGGACTTAAAGTAAAATACTTTGGCAAAGACCGAGTATTTCATTTTGGAAAATACCTTTTTACGATTGATTTTGCGTCACCAGATTTTAATCGTATTGACACCAGTTTCTCAGAAGGCGTACAAGAACACAAGTCATACAATTTTATTCAGTTAGATAACGGACAGTTTGCCTGTCAACCAAACAATCGTTGTTTGTGGTACGATGTGTCATTGGTGCCACCAGTGGTTAAGACTCCTGATTTCAAAATACCAACAGAAGTATATTCAGTAGAGAACATATCTAAGTGGAGTGTTGGTACACCTGATTCATGGTTTTATAAATTTGATGAGAAAGAATGAGTGATATAGTTATATCCAAAAGAGATGAGGTATATGCCAAGATAACTTGTGAGAAACATATTTCAAAAGAGTTATCAGAGTTCTTTACATTCTTTGTTCCTGGTTATCAATTTGTTCCTGCATACCGTAATCGAGTTTGGGATGGAAAAATTCGTTTGTATAATTTACAAACAAGCCAAGTTTATCTTGGTCTTTTGCCATACATTGAAGAATTTTGTAATGAAAGAGAATATAAATTTGATTATGGTGATCCAAGACCTGATATTGAAGATGAATATTCGGTATACCATGGTAAAAAGTTTGTTGATTCATTAAACATACATGCTCGTGGTGAACCAATTGAAATACGAGAACACCAGTTAGATGCTTATATTCATGCCATGCAAAAACGCCGAGCGTTGTTAGTTTCACCAACTGCTTCTGGCAAATCTCTTATCATCTATCTAATTTTTCGTCAATTACACCAATATCAAAACCTTAAAGGACTTATAATTGTTCCTACCACATCATTGGTTGAACAGTTGTATTCAGACTTTGGTGATTATAATGATGGTGAGATGACAGATGTTCATCGTATATACCAAGGTAAAGAAAAAGAAACGGACAAATCACTTACCATTTCAACATGGCAATCTCTATACAAAATGCCAAAAGAATACTTTCACCAGTTTGATTATGTTATTGGTGATGAGGCACACCTTTTTAAAGCCCAATCATTAACAACTATATTAACATCTTGTATTAATGCCAAATACCGTATTGGTCTTACTGGCACTTTAGATGGAACAAAAACACATAAACTGGTATTAGAAGGTTTATTTGGCACAGTTAAAAAAGTTATTAGTACAAAAGAATTAATTGATAAACAGCAACTGTCAAATTTTGAAATTAAATGTTTAGTTTTAAAACATACCGATGAAGAATGTTTGAAGGCAAAAGATTATACTTACCCCGAAGAAATTCAATATCTGATATCACACGAAATTAGAAACAAATTTATTAAAAATCTTACAGTTAGCTTAGGTAAAAATACAATTGTATCAAATGGTTGACAAACATGGTAAAATACTGTATGATATGATAAGAGAAACAGAAAAAATTGGCAATAGAAAAGTCTTTTTTGTACATGGTGGTACAGACACAACTGACCGTGAAGAAATTAGAAAAATAATGGAGATAGAACAAGATGCAATCGTGGTCGCTTCCTTTGGTACTTTTAGTACTGGTATCAATATTAGAAATTTGCATAATATTATATTTGCAATGCCAACTAAATCTTCTATTAGAACGTTACAGAGTATCGGTCGAGGTCTTAGGCAAAATGATGGCAAAGAAATAGCCACATTATATGACATATCAGATGATTTACGTTATAAAAAACATATGAATTATACATTAAAACATTTTGTGGAAAGAACAAAGATATATAATGAGGAGAAGTTCCCATTCAAAATATACAAAATAGGACTAAAAAATGAATAATATAAAGATAGTCAGATTAAAGAATGGTGAAGATATCGTTGGTCAATTAACTGCAAATGGCATTAATGCATATGACATTACCGAACCAATGTATGTTGGTTTAGAATTTCAAGGCAGAGAACTTGGCCTCGTGATGAAGCATTGGTTACCTATTCAATTAATTAAAAAAAATGAAACCGTGTTAGAAAAACAAGATATACTTTGTGTAATTGAACCTGCTGATGATTTCTGTGAGTATTATGTAAACACAATAAAGAAAATTCAAGACCTGTTGAAAGCTAAAAAGATCGTACAAGATATGACTGATGAAGAAATAAACGAAGCACTAGAACAATTTGAGGATTTAAATCATGATGGTAATCTATTACATTAATACTTTTAACCAAGGACATACTCGACTATACACATCTGTCAAGCGGATGTCAATAACATTATGTGGTAAATATGACAACTAAACAAAAACATTATATAAACAATGCAGATTTTTTAAAAGCACTAGTAGATTACAAAGAGGCTTGTAAGAAAGCCAAGAAGGAAAAGCAAGTAAAACCTGCCATACCAAACTATATTGGTGAGTGTTTTATGAAAATAGCGGAAGGTCTATCACATAAACCTAACTTCATAAACTACACCTATCGTGATGAAATGATGTCAGATGGCATAGAAAATTGTTTACAGTATTTTGACAACTTTGATCCGGCCAAATCAAAGAACCCATTTGCCTATTTTACACAAATCATTTATTTTGCCTTTCTACGAAGAATAGGCAAAGAAAAAAAACAAACATATGTTAAGTATAAAGCTACACAACAGCTGGGTATTTTGGATGAAATGGAAATGATGGAATTCGAAGATGGTACCATGAAACAATTTGAATTGTATGATAATATAGCCGAATTTATAGACACTTATGAAAAAACAAAGAAAGCCAAAAAAGAAGTGGTAAAGAAATCAAAAGGGATTGAAAAATTTTTAGGAGAGTAGTATAATGTACAAAGTTACATATTATCCAGCATTGGATAAAAAAGATGTTTTACTGTTTAAATGGTTTAAAACCCATAGAGAGTCATTGGATTTTGTCAAAAAAATAAACAAAGATTGCTTATTTGAAATTAAATTCTATGACGAGAATGATCCTAATACACCAACGGTGAACATATAATTTTAGGAAAAATGTGAGTTAATTATGTATTATAAAATTTCTTATTATAAAAAAGATAAAGATGCTTCACCTTTTGTTCAATTTCAAAAAGTTGAAACTATGGAAGAATCTATAGAGTTTGTAAAAACAATTTCAAAAGACCATGCCGTATTAGAAATAAAATATTACTCAGATGAAGTAGCAAAACCTAATAGAACTTAATTATGAAAGTAGCAATTATTACTGACCAGCACTTTGGTGCTAGAAACGATTCAATCCATTTTTTAGATTATTATGAACGGTTTTATCGTGATACCTTTTTTCCAACTCTTGAAGAACATGGTATTGATACTGTTCTTATTTTAGGTGACACCTTTGACCGTAGAAAATATGTTAACTTCTACACACTCAAACGATCAAGAGAAATGTTCTTTGATAAACTGTATGCAAAAGGTATTCAGGTACATATGTTGGCTGGTAACCATGATACCTATTTTAAAAATACCAATGAGGTCAATTCAGTTGATTTGTTATTACAAGAATATAGTAACATCAACGTCATTTCATCTCCACAAACCATTCATTTAAAATATAGTGATGTCGATTATGATATCTGTATGGTGCCATGGATTTGTCCAGAAAATTACAATAACAGTTTGGCAGAAATACAAAACACACCGGCATGCATTTGTATGGGACATTTTGAGATTGCTGGTTTTGCCATGTATCGTGGCATGCCAAGCCAGGAAGGATTAAGTCGTGAATTATTCAGACGCTTTGATTTTACTTTTAGCGGTCACTATCATCATAGGAGTTCAGCTGATGGTATATATTATCTTGGAAACCCGTATGAACTTACTTGGCAAGATTATAATGACACTAGAGGGTTTCATCTTTTTGACCTTGCTACACGCAGTCTTACTTTTATAAAAAATCCAAATGTGATGTTTCACAAAATTGTTTATGACGATAGAGTGGAATCAATTACGGACATTACCAATAAAGATTTGAGTAAGTATACCAATACCTATGTCAAAGTGGTGGTAATTAACAAAACAAACCCCTATCTGTTCGATAAGTTTATGAACAGCTTATACAATGTCAATCCAGTTGATATTACCATTGCCGAGGACTTTACGGACTTGACAGAGGGTGTAGAAGATGATATGATTGATCAAGCAGAAGATACTATCACAATCATTAATAAGTTTGTGGATGGTATTCAAGAAGAACATATTAATAATGAAAAGCTAAAAACAGTAATGCGTGAATTATATGTAGAAGCATTGAACCAGGAACAAGCATGAAAAGAATCAACGAACTTAAAGTTGCATCTGGAGTGGATAACAATCCAGACCAAGAAGGACTCGATTTATTTGCCACAATGATTATAAATGAATGTATGGATATAGTAAGAATTCATACACTAAAAAGTACCGGCATTTCCGAATCTTATGAAGGTAAAGTTACTGCCTGTGAACTTATTAAAGAACATTTTAATAAACAATGATTAAATTTGAAAAAGTCCGTTGGAAGAATTTTCTTTCAACAGGAGCAGTATTTACTGAAATCAGTTTAACCAAATCACCGAATACACTTATCATTGGTAACAATGGTGCTGGTAAATCAACCATCTTAGATGCCTTATGTTTTGGTCTCTTTGGTAAACCATTTCGTAAAATTAATAAACCACAGTTACCGAACTCCATCAACCAATCCGATTGTGTAGTTGAGATTGAGTTTTCAATTGGCAAAAAACAATACAAAGTAATTCGTGGTATTAAACCAAACACATTCGAGGTTCATTGCAATGGTGTGATGGTTGACCAAGATGCCAAGGCCAAAGATTACCAAGAACACTTAGAAAAGTTTATTCTTAAATTAAATTATAAATCGTTCACTCAAGTAGTAATTCTTGGATCAGCATCGTTTGTTCCTTTCATGCAGTTATCTCCATCTGATCGGCGAGCAATTATTGAGGACTTATTAGATATTCAAATCTTTTCATCTATGAATGGTGTGGTCAAAGAAAAAATGGCCGTCATTAAAGATACCTCTACCAAAAATAAGTATGAAATGGATTTAACATCCGAAAAAATTAATTTTCAAAAACAAAGTATCGAAGAACATAAGAAACACAATGATGCTGAAATTGAAAAAAAACAAAAAGAAGTTGTCGATTCAGAAGAACAAATAAAACAATTAACCAAAGACATTGGACTGATTCAAAAACATATTGATGTATTGAATAGTAA